CGCGCATGGGTGACGTGTGGCTGACGGAGCATTTCGAGCGCGAAAACGGTTATGACTTGCGGATTGACATTGCTGACTGTACCGATTGGGAAGTGGTGTAGAACGCAATTTAAACACATAAAAGGAGCTATAAATGACATACGAACAAAAACTAGCCGCTGCAATCGCATACCTGCGCTCAAAAGGAAAATATCTGATTGATGCGTCATGTACGTTTAAACCAACAAGGGCTGCTGAGCTAAAGCCTGTTATTTTGCGTGGGAAGGTGTGAATTACCTATCGGTGTGTAGCGGTATTGAAAGCGCAACAGTTGCATGGCATACGCTCGGCTGGAAACCTGTCGCATTTTCGGAAGTAGAACCATTTCCGTGCAAAGTATTAGCGCACCATTACCCAACCGTCCCGAACTGGGGAGATATGACTAAATTTAAGGAGTGGTCAGATGCAAATATCAATGTTCTCGTTGGAGGAACTCCATGCCAATCGTTCTCAGTCGCAGGATTACGAAAAGGATTGGATGACCCACGTGGCAACCTCATGCTTACCTACCTTGGAATTGCTAACCGTTATAAGCCCAAATGGATTGTCTGGGAAAATGTACCGGGGGTCTTGTCGAGTAACGGAGGACGGGATTTTGGAACCTTCCTCCAATGGTTGGGGCAACTCGGGTATGGGTTCGCCTACCGAGTTCTTGACGCTCAATTCTGTAGAACACATGAGCACCCTAGAGCCGTCCCGCAAAGGCGGAGGCGTGTGTTCGTTGTCGGATGT